ATATTTGTGAATACCTTCTTTACAGAATTTTACCCAAATATTTTTCATATTGCTTTGTCCTTACTGTATTCTGCCCAATCAGTAAAATGCTTTTCAGTCATCATGTCTCTCACTGACCAACACCATACTCCTGGATTAGTTGCTTTGTAGTCACGGTCATCTAATTTTATTACTACATTGCCTTTCATCTGCATGATATTTTCTATTGGCAATGCATATACCACTGTAAATTTTTTATGTTCTAATAGATCATCTATGCCTGGAATTCTAGGAGTTATAGGAATATCTAAAGTTACGTAATAGTCTTCAAGTAACACTTTGATAATTCTCTGTAAACTTTCATAATATTCACCGCCTAGGTGTTTCATTGAATGATTGGCACCAAGATATATGTGTGTGGCATTATTCTTTTTTGCCATTGCTTTGATTTTTTTAGAAGAGTGTACACCTACCACAAACAATGTTTCTTTACCATGCGTTGGAGTTTTTTCAACTTCTTTGCCTGTAAAGAAGACTACGTTATCTTTTACTCCGTCATCATAATCACGTTTCATTTTTATTGTCCATTTCTTTGTATTTTAATTTTTGTTTTTTTAGGTCTAATAGTTCTGCTTTGTGTTCCCATGCTCTAACTAACTCTCTTTGTGCTTCTAGTTGTTTCACACGTTTTTTAATTTTCTTAAGTTCCTGTTTGATATCATTCTGTTCTTCTACCATTAAGCCTCCCTAAATAAATTATTAGACATAGTTGATGCATTCACTGTTTTTTTACCTGTTGCTCCTCTAGTACCAATAATACTCTGCCAATATTTGCTATATTCTTGTATTATAGCATCTGCTACTTGTCTGTCATCCGTTGCAAATATGGCTTCAACAATATCTTTGAAATAAACCCTATCAAATTTTTCTTCAACTAACATCTTAGGAATTATACCATTATCGTATTGTCTATTTGCTTCTTGAACTGCGTTAATGTGCATCCATACATTGTGTCCCATCATGATTCCATATGAGAACGAATCCCATGATGTTTTACCTTCTTTACCGATCTTATTTAGGTCGCCTGGTCCGTATATGCATATATCTTTTGCTGTAAGTCCGTTACTAATAGGTGAGTCTAGGAAACTATGATGTTTACCTTCTCTCACAAATGCTTCTGCAAATGGAGTGGTATCTGTTGACATTGCTTTGTTGTCAATGCTTGGCACCATTCTGTACACCCATTTTTCTCTATCATTGGTTTCTAACTCGCAGTAAATTTGTCCATTTGCTGTTGCTAGGAAAGGAGATGCACAATCAAATGTTACAGTAAAGTTGGGATTGTGATATTTTCTTACTGCTCTTTGAATGTCAGTGAGCAGTGTGGCCCATTCAAGTTTGGATGTACCCAAGAAATGCATGAAGTCATGTTTGCCTTTTTCTAGCAGTCCGTCAAATCGCAAAGCAACTAAGCGTTTTAGAACCAGATGAACATCACACATGTTTTGTCCACCCATACTCCAGCCATTGAAATGATCTGAATATACTTTGGGATCACAGTAATCTTTCATTCTTTCATACCAGTCATCTGCATCTGCATGATTTTCACCTTGCAATACATTTAAGAATTTACAGTTGCCGTTTCTATTCTTCATAAAGTAATCATTATTAATACGTGTAGCATCTACTGCTTCTTGGTACGTGCTAATTCCTGTTGCTTTTACTCCTTCAGGAGAACGAGCCACCCACGCAGGAATATCTAATATCATGCCATAGTCCATGTAAGCGTCCATCCAAGCAAGAACTTGTTCACGTTTTTTCTTTGCACGTGGGCAGTCAATGTCTTTCCAGTTGCCTTCCCACACGCCTTTACCTATTTGGAATCCTCCAGAGTCACCCAGCAACCATGATGTGTTTCTATCACGATTGCGAATCATATCTTCTTTAGGAGAATCTTTGTTGATGTCTAATTCTGCATGACCGGCCGAGTATAATGTCCAATTATATTCAAACAGAGAATCTTTTGGATTGAGCCAATTGAGACTCTCCATATTGCCGTTAAAGTTAGCAGGCATACGTGCTGGATCAACATAGGTATTATCAACACGTTGTTTGCCTATAAATGTTGCATAGAATCCACTAAGAGCCGGAAGAAACACAGCATAGTCTTTTTGTAACTCAGTAAGATTCTTGTTCATTTATTTTGTTTGTGCAGGTAGTATGTACTGATATTTTGCCATACCAGAGTCTATAGTAATCTGCGCCGCACCATCATCTGAAAAAGCCATCTCGCAACTGCTAGACTTTTCTTGCAATTTTAGTATTGAAGTAATCTGTGCTATTGGCCATGACCATGATTTTGTTAAAGCACCTGTAATACCTTTTGCAAATGTAAATTCGCCTGCGTGTGATGATGCATCTCCAAATTTGAATTTTAATTCGTCACCATCTGTAGTAACTGTGAACACTTGTTCTTGCGAGTTTGCAGATGCTTGATGATTCAGTCTCATGATATCAGGCATAGTTGGATTTATTGTTACGTGCCAAGTTACTCCTCTAAATTGCACAGACTTTAATTTTTCTTCCACAATCTCTTTACTCATAAATCTATAATCATTTTGAAAATCACCTATAGTATTTTCGAAATGCAAACCTGTTGGCACAGTTTCACCGTTTCGTTCTTGTGTGTTCACTGTTATTTTTGCATCTTTGTATTCTGGAATCTTTAAAATAATATCTAATTGCCCCAAATTAGACATTCCAAATGTTCCTTGTATGTCAGAAACTGGCTTATGCATCTGTGCTTTTACAACAACTGCTCTGTCTTCGGCCATTGCGTCTAACTCTGTTTGTTTGTCATCTCCTACAATTTTTACTAGTTCTATAAAGCCTAGTGAATGTGTGTGAGCAACAATATCTTGTAGTATGTCTTTCATGCGTGTATCTCCTTGTTAAATTATTATACTTGTAATTAGATCGAAAGTCAATCCTCTGATTCGATCTTTGTTAAATGTCCTTTGATGCTTACTTTAGCACCTGGTTTTGTTAAAACTACAAAAGAGTATTTTGTGTCTATATGGAAAAATTCGGATTTTAAATTACTGTCTTTGGCAATTTGTTCTAGCATATCCTGTGAACAAAATGAAATTTCTTTGTTTATAAATGATTCCCATTCTAATGTTAGTTCTCCGTCAGCATAATGTACAAGTGCTTGTCCACCTGGTCTAAGTATTTTTTCTAGAGAACTTATAAAAATACGTATTTGCTCAATGCTAAAATATGGCACATAATCCAAACTAATTGCAGTACCTATTTGATAAAAAGGCACATGTTGATCTCTAATGTGCCCTGTAAACTCTAATGGTTTTACTCTAAACATTGTTGCTTGTGCCCATTCAGTCTTTGCAACTTTTGTTAAAGTATTATGCACAAGTTCTTGTTGAGTAACATGATTTGTACAAACATAAACTAAATGAGATTTGACTGCATGGTAAACATAATCAATATGATTAGGACAGGTAAAACACCATGGGTATCTCCAATCTGCTTGTTTAGTACACCAAAGATTGATAAAATTTTTTACTATTTTAGAATGTTTAATTTCTAAGTTTTTAACATAATCTTCAGTAAACCCAAAAACTATTTGAGACATTCCTTGGTCATGCGACAGTGCTAGTATTTTTTTGTCTGACTCTTCCATAAGACTTTTAGCAGTGGAAAGAGCATTTTTTAATTCGTATTTTACTCCAGAAAACTCTTCTTCACATGCTTCTTCTAAAACTTTAATTGCTTGTTTAATTTGACGCCTAGATACCATTGTTTAAATAATTTATCCAAATAGTTTGTCAAAAGTATTGTCTGCTTCTGAGTTACCTAGATCCCAGTCTAACACACCAATTAAATTATCTAATTTTTTGTTGATCAATGTTGCTTCCATTTCGGCATCAGCAAAAGGCATTTCTTTGAACCAATCGGGAATACGCAACTCATCTGTTGGATATGCAATCGACGTGTACCCCATAGGATTGTCTTTTAGTTTGCACACAATACATTTTTGTCCATCGATGATGTCCATAGAATATCTGTCATTATAGACCTTTTTTAAAGTATTATAATTTATAGCCGCTCTCACATGACCTGGCATGTTCACTTTACCTTTACGTTTTTCTCGAGAATGATATTCTGTTAGTTTGTTTACACGTCTAGGAGATCCTTTTTCCCATCCCGGCATCTTTTTGAATTCTAGTCTAAAGCCAGCAATAAAATCCATAACTTCTTCTTCTTCAGCACCGGTTAACACTTTATCTAACACATCAGACAAGAAGTCCTGTATGTAAGCAGGAGTGTCTGAACGTTTAAGATCAAGACCCATTGCTTTGATTTTATCAACTGGTTCACCTTCCAAGTCATAGATCTTCATAGCATATCTTTTTTTAGTGATGAATAATCCTTTTGAACCAACTGCTTCTCTACCACCTGCAATAATTTTACCATAAGTGGCCGGACAGTTAAACGCCTGTTGCATCTACTTTGGAAAAGACTTGTTAACTTCTTCTGCAACAGAGTCGTACAATTGCACAACAGAATCTTTTGTCCATGGCACATTGCCTGCATCAATTTCTTTCTTCAAAGGTTGATATGCTGAAAAGTACACAGAGTCAGTGTCGCCATATATAACGGAATCTCCTCTGTAATCATATTCGCCTGTGATAATTTCATTTGTTTTTGCCGCCATGTGCTTTGTGATACATCTTCCTGTGAGTGTGGTTGATTGACCAATTCTGATATCAAAGAATCTACAACCAGGATTAAGAATAGCACCATACAAACTGTTCAAGTTAATTTTTTTAACAAGTTGTCTTTTATCCCAAAATGCTTGTTCAACTTTGTTGCCTGCCGCGGCAGATTGTCGCATTTTTTTCTGCAATTCTTTTCTTTCAGCATACCAACGTTCCAAAAGTCCAGGAATAACTCCTGCAAATTCATGTGTAAAAATTGTGCCATTTGCACTCAAAAACCATGGTTGATCTTTGTTGTATATCAAGTCATAAACCTCTGCCGCACTTAAAATATTTGTTTCACCATTTTCCCAATCAATAGTAATGCTTTGGGCTCTGTCTTTACGCATGACAGCAGAATACTCCAGTGTACCGAACTCACCTTCCCATGCACCTGCAAATGTCATCTTATTAGCCATTTTGTGTTCGATAGAAGCATCGGTATCGATAGGACGTAATTGACCTACAATAGTTTCCGGACCCATATTCAATGCTCTAATTACAGATGGATACAGTGAATTGATATCAATTGACCCTATCCAGTCATGCAGGCCTTTTTTAGGATATGCCACATACGCACCCGCGGCTGGAGTCGATCCTGGCTCACGTTTGATTCTGTCCGGAACAACCATGCCACGTCTGTGTGCTTCGTTGATAATGCCCTGTTCAGTCACTGCCACAGCACCCATGGTAGTTTGAATCAACACTGTGTTCTGATGAGCAAGTTCATTAGACAGTGCTATAAACTTTAATTTTTCATCTAGTCTACCTAAAAGTGCAACGTCTTGTCTATTATATTCAATGAACTTTACAAAGTCTTTATTATACAACGTATCTAGTGTGCCTTCATACGGAGTCTTCTGCTCGCCCAATTCCATTTTTGAAATAAAATCCAGTGCATATGAATGCCTTTCTTCGTATGTGTATTTTCTGTACAGTTGCATGTAATCCAAATGCACACGACCAATTATGTCATAGGTTTGTTCTTCCTTGCCAAATCTTTCAAACATTCTTTTTCGTGGCATAGCCTGCCACAAACACAGTCGTCTTGTGTCATCTTTGCTTAACACTTTTTGTATTCTGTTCACAGTGTATGGAATATCAAATCCTTCTGAATTCCAACCTGACAGCACGTCTGCATCTTCAACCAGTGTAATAAATTTGTCCAACATGTCTGCTTCTGTGGGACACAGCATAGTATTTTCAAATTCTTGTTCTATAATTTCTGGATTAGGAAAATCTTTAGGCGGAATAGCAAGAGTGATCAATTGATCACACCATTGCAGATACACAGTAATTGATATTATAGGTGCCCATGCGTCTGCAGGTTTAGCATAGCCTTTGGCTGGGTCAAAGTCAACTTCTATGTCAAAAAAACAAACTTGAAGTTCTGGAGCATCTTTGTTAAGATAATTTTCTTCTAGACATCTAAAGATAGGATTTATATCAGATTCATACAGACGTTTGCCATTTTGCATGGCAACTTCACGTTTAAATTCTTTTCCAGATTTAGTGGCTATTCTTGAAACAGGTGTGCCAAATATAGATTTGAATTTGCCTTTTGGGTCATCGTAGTATCCTATATATCTTGCAGGATATTCAAGATACTTTCTTTCGCCATTTACTCTTTCAACTACAGATATCTTATCTGTGTCTCTGTCAAATAGTGCATCAACATAACTCATTGTGTAATATAATTTATAAACAATCCGCCTATGCCGACTAGTGCAAGAACAGAATTAGTTACAATCAGTGCAGGTTCCTTCCACAGTATAGAAACTGTTAACCAAGCCAATCCACCGAACACTAGCAATATAGGACCTTGTGGATAATATCCTAATGAATTGACACCAGTACCGATTACCAGTAAACTAGTGCCACTCCATTTTAAGATGTTTATAGGATTCATTAGGCCTTTTTAGCTGCTTCCAGAATAGTTTCTAAGTATTCAAAATCTTCTCTTTCTGCTGATAATGATTCTTTGAACGCAATGTTTACTGCTTTAGTAAGCACTGCTGGTTTTATTTCCATTTCTTCTGCCACTGCTTTTACAGTATCTCTCAATCCTTCTGAAAGATCTTTTAGCTCTTGTTTAACTTTCATGCCGTCGTTGATGACTTGCGTCAACTTGGCCACTTCTTCTGAATTAAAAACTTTGTTCATAAAAAACTCCTTGTTGCTAGTATACAATCACTTGCAAAATTTGTCTATTGTTATTTTTTGGTTTTGACGTTTATTGGTTTTTTGCCTGCGCCACCAGACTCTTTGCCAGGTCTTCCTGCTTTGCGTTGTGCAGAACGTTTTCTTCTTACTGCTGATGCTTTTTGTTTTTTAGTCATAGATCTTGCTTTGGATGCTGGTGCACATTTTGCATAGCCTTCTTTGTCACCTGATGTGCCACACTCGGGATGACCACCACCTTTTTTCTTTTTGGCAATGTTTACCCATTTGTCTTTGAACCATTTTCTCAGTCCACCTTTGTATGCTTCTGGTAATATAAGGTTACCGCAGTTGGCACAATAGTCTATGTCTTCTTTGACCATATGCATATACTCAAAGTATCTGCGTTGTGGTCGTTTTTTACGCAATTGAAGACCTCTAGTGCCAGGCGATTGTGGATCCTTGAGTTGTACAGGCACATCGAGTAGTTCTTGCAGTTTCATAGTGTTATTTACTGTCGTCTTTGATATTGAATTGTGTAGGTGTTTCTCTCTCAAACTGAGTAAAGTATGAATCATCAGTAATCGAGTCTTCTCTGGTATTTTCTACTGTGTAAAAGTTTTGGTCAATCAGATATCCAGGATTCTTTTGCAGTCTTTCTTCCATGAATGCATCATCATACCAAACTGTTCTATTGTTAGGATAAGCAAAGAAATTGCCGTCATCCATTCTAAACATGTGAGCACATTTGTGTTCTGGATCTTCTGAGAAGTTTGTATCAAGATTGGATCCCTTTGCTTCCCATGACCAATCTATTGTAAACATGTATGTACCTTTGCGTTTAGCACCCTTCCAATCCAGCAGTTCTGCTCTACAATTGGCAAGTCTATTTCTTACTTGCACGTTCACATAAGGAGAAAAACAGTCCCAATATTGATGTATGTTAAGATTGTGTTGCGGTGCATCTTTCTTCCACACAAATGAATGTATTGGTCTTCTGGTCCAATTAACACCATTGGGCATTAACACTTCAAACAGTAATGCTCTGCGTTCTAATGACGCTACACAGTGAACATCACAGAATGTGAATTCTCCATGACCTTTGGTATGATTGTAAAGATATTCATTTCTGATATAGGCTGAGAATGGTGGAATATTATGGTTGAGGTACGCCATTCAGTAGTACTTACCAGTTCCTGCACGACCAGTACCTTGCTTTGGTCTTAGGTCCTGGGTTGTCGCAATTGTGTCTGGCTCTGAATGATTTGCGCCTTGCGGGGTTTGACTTTCTTATTTTCATTGTCTTTTCTCCCCTTTTTTTGGCACTGGTCCCGCCATGACCAAAATTAACTTTTTTTATGTTTCCAGTTTTTGGATCTTTCACATACACTTTAAATTTAGAAACATCACCACGTGTTGGTTTGTTTAGTTTAACTGTACGCCCTTGGTATTCTGCTTCTAGAGTGTTAAGCAGTTTGCCTGCTATTTCATCTGTGTAAACAAGTATATTGTTATTGTGTACTTCAATAATCGGAGTATCAATTGCAAGTGCATCACCAAATTCGAATGTAAGCACGTCGCCTGGTATTGGATTTTGTAATTGGCCAATACGCATTATTTTGTAGCCATTCTCCAACCACCACCCATTTTTTTGTATTCTTTGGCCGCATAAGCATTTGCATATGCTGATGGATACACATCAAATTTGGATCTGGCTTTGGCTTTGGCTCTGCTCCATTTTTCTGGAGATGTAGGTGCAGGTTTCTTTTTGCCTTTTTTCTTTTTGGCTTCATCTAGTGCTTCATGTATTACTGTTTCATCTACATGTGCCACAGACTCAAATTTTGACATGAGTCTTGCCGCATCTTCTTCAAACTCTTCTGATGCCATATAGTCTTCCCATGTTTTAAACTTAGATTGAATCTCTTCTTTAAATGAGCCGTTGTAATATAATTCTTTTGCTAGGTCTTCTTTGTGATCGTCAAATGCTTCAACCACAGTTTCTAAAAGTCCAAGATCATCCAGTTCGTCTTCGATCCATTGATAAGGATCGCCATCTCTTGCTTTTTGTGTACCATATGGCATTTCGCCTGTGGCAGAAAAATGTGTAAACAGTGCGGCGTATAAATCGTCTCCTAATCCATTGCCATCCTTTAGCATTTTATACTCTTCCGGGTGTTTTGCAAGAATGTCCATCACTGCTGAAGTTTCATCTTCATTTGTTTGCTCTTGTTCAGATGTTCCAATACCTAATCCTTTATTTGTTAGTGCTTGATATACACCATCTCTAGGATTACTATCCATACTATCTACTTTTTTATAAAAAGCATTCATATCTGTTAATGCTAATCTCAT